CGGTCTAAAAAGATTAAGTCCTTACCCGTAGATACAACAGCGTCCCTAGATACACATCCTATGTTCGATATGGTATCCGCTAAAGTCATGGTAGAAGGAGAGTCAGCACCTTCGTAAATAAGGATAGCGTCCTTACCAAAGATAACTAAGAATCCATTATGAGCAGATAAAGCTACAATCTCATCGTACCCATTAGGCCAAACCTTAGATACGTCTATAGAGCCTGAAGAACCACCAGTCCAAACAGTCCCATCTAATAAATCACTCCAGTAGATAGTAGACTTATCTGTGGCAAAATCAGCCACCCAAAGCCTACCAAAACCCGCTAAAACTTCGTTACCCTGAGGAGGTGTACCCGCAGAGCCAGAATGTGCTGACATAGTTTGTACAGCACCAGCAGCATTAGAATATACTAGAGGTTCTTGTGACCTTTGGAAGAAATACGCCTTGTCGTTAAAGTTAACTATCTTCCAGTTATCATCAGATACAGTATAAGACCCAGGAGTCTCATCAACTAAAGTAGTAGTGCCTGAGAATATTAAACTGTTCCCAGCAGAGAATACTTTTACATTCCCGCCTGAATCTCTAAATTGGTGTACTGCCTCTATTCCATCAGAACTTCCCAATACAGAAGCTCCATTGGTAGACACCATAGAATAACCTTTACGCGCAGCAACCCGTCCCTCTTTATCAATAATGCAGTTATCTGCAACTGACGCAAAGGTAGGGTCTTGAGCTAACGGGGCATCTTGAGTGTTTAAACCCGCAAAGCCTGGAGCCGTAATAGTTATGCTTTGTAGTTTCTGGGCCATTATCGTACCTGAAAGGTTAACTCAGAAGGGTATCTGTTAGCGTCAAATGCAATAGCGTCAGATAAAGCAGTAGAGGCTACAGCAAATTGTTCTGCTGCACTTTGACCACCTGTCTCACCCCTTTCCCTTAAAGCCATAGCGTAAGTTAATTGAATCACAGGGTTAGTGGGTACTGACAAACTATCTGAGTCACTGGATAAATCAGCTTGGGGTTTAACAACGTCAAACCTTAAAGCATATACAGCTTCGGGTTTTGGATAGACTTGGACTTGTAAATCCCTATTAGAATCCGTACCTACAAATGTGTAGTAATCAGGCGAACCTGATTGGGGAGAAGTGTTATAGGTTACGTTGTTAAAGTATTCCTTACTTCTGAGGTGCATAAACCTTTTAGACGTAGTGTTCATTACGTCCTTAATTACAGCCAAGTCACCACTACCTGTAAGCGAATAGGTATCCGTCCCACTTACAGTATTAACAGTTATAGAATCTCTAAGAGCAGTCCAGTCAAATGAGTTCTCAACTATCTTCTTAGCGTCATTAACTAAGTCACCAATCAAATGGGAGTAGTCCGTAGCATTAGCAGTGTCTACTGTATCCTCCCGTAATCTGCGGAGGACGTTATTAATTAAATCTAAGTATGTCATTAGAATCGCCTTCCTATGTCTTGAAGCATTCCTAAAGCCTGAGCCACATTATCTAATTCAGTAAACTTTGGCTCAAATAATTCTCTTGAAAACATTTGTTCGGTAATTGGTGCTTGTTGGGCAAGCATCATAATTAATCCGTTTCTTCCCGTTCCCGTTCCTGTACCAGTACCCGTTCCCGTTCCTGTACCAGTACCTGTACCAGTACCTGTGCCTGTACCTGTCCCTGTCCCTGTCCCTGTCCCTGTGGTAGTAGGTGTCCCTGTGGTAGTAGGTGTGCCTGTGGTAGTACCTGTGGTTGTAGTAGTTGGAGTTCCAGTACCAGTACCTGTGGTTGTTCCTGTGGTTGTTCCTGTGGTTGTTCCTGTGGTTGTTCCTGTGCTCAATCCTCCTAAAGTAGCAGAAGTACCTTGACCACCAATATTTGTTATTGAATCAATAACGTCTTTAGTATTTGTGCTGTCTTTATTTATCATTGCAGTAGCATTAGTTACAGCTTGACTAGCAGCTACTGTTCCTACTCCATATATATCTTTTGCTGATGCTTGCATATCACCTAAAGTAATTCTGCCTGCTATCAAGTCATTAAGTACTTTAAGAAAATCTTGGTCTTGCTGGTCTTTAATGGTTTGTCCTGCTTTTGGCGTATATTTGTCTGTCCCACCATGCTCTATATAAAATTGCCCATCTTGCCTTGGCATTAATGAAACAGTATCACCTTCTTCAAATGTTTTGTTTTCAGTGCCAAATACTGCGCCTCTCTTAACCGTATCTCCTGTGCTAACCCTATTACCCTCAAGGTCAAAATAACCATAGTCAAAGGTATCGGTATCTTTGTTATACACCCACCCGTAATTTGTTCCCTCAGTAGTTACAAGACCGCCTAAAGTATCTGAGCCGTCAATCGTAGATGCGGTTGTATCTGTTGTTAAATCTTCTGTAGTTCGCGCGGATAAATCTACTGTTTCACCATCTAAACTATCTTCACCACCAGAAGCTCCCGCAGTAGATGCTGATGATGCTGCACTACTAGCGGCACTATCTGCGTTTGGGTCAACAAACGTAGCGAGTACGGTAGGTGTTTCTGGCGATTGAACCCCACTAAATACAGCGCTACCTAATTTTTCTGCATCACTAATAGGCTGACCAGAAGCATCATAGCCAGCAGCCATTAAAGCTGCATCCACAGCGTCTCTAGGTATGCCTAACATCTGTGTAACAACATCTGAACTAAAACCAGACTCTCTTAAAAACTCTGCTGTTACGTCTGCTTGCTGCTCTGGCGGGACAAGTTCCTGTATTTGAGACAAGACCATATAGGCGTTATCAGCCAAAGATTCGGCAACCTCAAAACGGCCTTCCATCTCTTCTTGAAGCGAAGGGCTAGAAAGTTGAGACAAAATATTATCTAACAACCCCATGAATTGTGGGTCGCCTGCTTGACCGCTTGGGCTTCCAAATGACTCAACAGTAATAGACATTACTCTTCCTCAATCATACTTGATAACAGATACGCAGAGTTGTACTGGAGAACTCCTGAAAGATATACAGGGTCTAACCCTTGCTCTATCTTTTCTAAGCACCACTCATAAAGCTCTGCGTCTGCTTGCTCGGCAATAGAGTCCATCTTGTTTATAGGAAACTCTATAACTTCCATCACTCTTCCTGGCAAACTGGGTTCCATGCAATAATTGGAACTAAAGAAAAAAGATTGTCTATAGTAGCGTCAATGTTTCTAGCTGTTTGTAGAGGACATAAAGCCTCTTCAGCTTCTCTAGCCTTCTCACCTATTTGTGCAGCATTAAAAGAACTACAGCCCACAAACGTAAAAAGAATAACTAAACCAAACAAAACTCTTATCATTTGAATAACCCCTTTACCCACTGATAGGTTCTTACTGGAGTCCACATAACCCACTGACCTACAGGATGTACATTACAAACTGCTAATGCTTCTCTAAATATCTTGTCTGCCATTCTCTGGTCTATGCCGTACATATTTTGTACTGCCTCACAGCATAAGTAGTCGTGCACTATTGCAGCCTTACGGTTCTTGGCATTTGCCACTGGGACAAGCCATCTCATTAGCATTGGCACACTAGCTAGGTCTGTAAAGAATCCGTGAGGAACAGTAATAGTTTGGTTCAATGTATCGCTGTGATATCTAAAAGAAGACAGTAATCTCCAGCCTTTATCTACAGGTTCCATAAGTAGAGTTTGGTCTACAAAATAACTCATATCATGTCCCCAAAAGAAAAATAAGCTGCAACTGCAATCCAAAATAACCTTTCAGCAAAAGCAACTGACGGATGAATCTTTGATAGCTTTTCGTCCATTGAGTTAACTTGCTCTTCTATCTTGGTCTGTCGGCTAAAGATTGTGGTAATCCTTTCCTCAACCCTGGCAAGAGACACAATTGCTTCCTGCAAGTCATCTATCTTGCTTTCAATCCTTTCAATTCTATTTTCCACTAGAATACTCTTACATCTTCATTTAGAGTCTCTTTAAAAACAGGCTTGCAGTAAGTTAAATCACCTTCTAATCTGCCACTGCTTGTATTCAACTTATTAGCAAAGTGGTTGCACCTGCTTAGCTCAACAAAAGCCATAGGTATTACTTCTGGTAACCCACCTATAATTATTACAAGAGCAAATACTTTCATTTAAACAATCCTAACCTTCAAGTTAGCCGCGTTGGTTGACGTTATCCTAACCTTATTCTGCGCAGGAGCATCGTAGGTGTAGTCAGTGCCTAGTATTGCGCCTTGATTTAAGACGTTGGCATCATAGTTAATCGCTACACCATCACTGCTTGGAACCGTACTGCCACTAGACATGTTAAAGATAATTGCTAAGTCTAAATCGTTACCCAAGGCTATGTGGTTCGGGTCTGTTACTGCGTCTAGTTGAGTCTTGTCCATTTGGTTCTGAGCAGTACCCATAGCCTCTTCCAGCGTAGCCAGTTCGGTGTTGACGCCGCCATCAGCCCAAGTCTCTGAGCCGTATGTGGCGTTGGAGTTGTACTGCCAAGTCCCTGCGTTGTTCCTGACAATGTCTCTCTCGCCTTCTGTGTTATCAATAACAGTCCACGTTGTTCTGTCGTCTGTAGAGACTGCGTAGTAAACATTACCATCACCAGCAGCTTCATCTGCTGTCATAGAGTTAATGTCAGTCCAGTAAGTAGAGTCTGTGGAGGTTGTGGTGTGGGCTGCGTGGTAGCCTGATGGATAAGCACCAGTAATAGTTCCACTCAGCTCCAGGTCACCATCAGTCGTGTTAAATACAACAGCATACATTTCCCAAGAGCCTGAAGCGACTTGATCGTATGATGTAGGTGCTGTGGTTTGTGAGAATGCGCCAGCAGTAGAAGTTAGAATAAACACACCACTGTTAGCTTCAATGGTTTTTCCTACGTCAGCAGATGCGAAGGAGCCTGAGCCTAGCGTCAGAGTTACTGGCATTTCATATTCGTATACAGCATCTCCAGTATTTCCAACAATAAACATTTTACTGCCGTCAGTATTAAAGGCTATTCCTTGTGGATTTGCTTCTTGTGAAGCTACGGAAAAAGAATCAACAAAACTTGCTGTAGATACGTCAAATCCAGTTGAAAGAGTGTATTCATTTACATCATCTCCCGTATAACCAACAATAAACATCTTGGTTCCGTCAGAGTTAAAAGCTATTCCTGTCGGAGTTGCTTCTTGTGAAGAGACAGAAAAGTTCTGGGAATACGATGCAGTTGAAACATCAAAACCTGTTGATAGTGTGTATTCATTAACATTAACTCCACTAAGACCAACAATAAACATCTTGGTTCCGTCAGAGTTAAAAGCTATTCCTCTTGGGGAAGTTTCTTGTGCAGCTACGGAGAAGTTTTGGGAATATGACGCAGTAGAAATGTCGAATCCTGTAGACAAAGTGTATTCGTTTACGTCGTCTCCAGTATCTCCAACGATAAACATTTTAGTTCCATTAGCATTAAAGGCTATTCCGTGTGGAACTGAGTCTTGAGAAGCTACAGAGAAGTTTTGGGAATAAGTCGCAGTAGAAACATCAAAACCAGTAGATAAAGTATATTCGTTTACATCATCGCCGATGTTTCCAACAACAAACATTTTGGTGCCGTCAGAGTTAAAGGCTATGCTTCTTGGGTTTGTTTCTTCTGTAGCCACGGAAAAGTTCTGAGAATAAGCAGCTTCTGAAACATCAAAACCAGCAAAATCCAACGTAGTCGCAGGAGCAGAATCTGTTCGGGTGTAGTTCTCAGAAGTAGAGTTAACATCCCAAGAGTTGTTAGTCACTCCTGACTGTGGAACTTCTTTAGTCACAGAAACGACAGGCGCAAGCACTGAGCTACTCAGGTTTATGGTAGATGACTCGCCAGTAGTGAAGGTCTTGGTTAAAGTTCCAAGTGTCGGGTCTGTTGTGAGAGTCTCCCAAGAAGGTACAGTGCCGTTGGTAGTTAGATACTTACCTGACTGCCCTGACTGTGTTGGGAAGTCTGTGACTTGAGACAATGTAACCGAGGTTGCAACAGGGGCTACGTCAGACCACGCAGAGCCGCTGTAGACTTTCATCGAGTCAGAAGTGGTGTTGAAGTATGTCGCACCTGCAATCAGTGCGTCACCGTCATTGTCTAACGTAGGATCAGAGGCTTTAGCGCCAAGGTAACGGTCATCAAATGAGTCGTAACTAGCTGCTGCGTTGGTTGCAGAAGTTGAAGCATTGCTTTCAGAAGTCGCCGCATTTGAAGCTGACGTTGCAGCATTTGATTCAGAAGTTGCAGCATTTGCTGCACTTGTAGCAGCAGAGGTCGCACTACCAAGAATAGAATCTACATAACCCTTTCTAGTTAAATCATCATCAGTAGAAGGTGTAGCAGTTGACGTAGCTTTGTTTGAACCTAGAACAATATTGCCTGTCATCGTGCCACCAGACAGGGCAAGTTTAGTATCTGCGTAAGTCTTAGTAGCTGCGTCTGTACCCGCTGTGGGAGTGCCAAGACCTGTAATCTTGTTCGTACCCATAGCAATAGCACCAGTCATAGTGCCGCCAGCTAATGGGAGTTTTGTAGCTATAGAATTGGTAATAGTGGTTGAGAAATTAGCGTCATCGCCTAAAGCAGCGGCTAACTCATTCAACGTATCTAATGAAGCAGGAGCAGAAGCAACTAGATTAGAAACTTGTGTATCTACATAACCTTTAGTCGCAGCATCAGTATCAGAAGAAGGAGATGCTAAATTAGTTAAGACAGTATCTGTAAAGTCTACAGTTCCATTAACTACCAAATCGTTAACAGTGGTAGTACCGCTTGAGGCAGTAAGATTACCAGTTACGTCACCTGTAATATTTCCCGTAACATTACCTGTCACGTTACCAGTTACATTACCTGTTAAAGCTCCAGCAAAATTAGTATTGGCTGTGATTAAAGTACCAGTTATAGCCTGGGGCGTAGAGCCACCAATTACCATGCCGTTTAATGTACCGCCCGTTAGCACAGCATTAGAAGAACTAAAACTTGAGTTAGCAACAACAGTACCAGTAGCTGTAATAGCACCAGTTGTAATTGAGGATGGATTAGTGCCAATCTCAATAATTGTTGCGCCTGAGTTCTCCGTAAAGAGTCTCTTGTCTGCGGTATTTACAGCAAGCTCACCTTGAACTAAGTCTGAAGCCGAAGGTACGGCTGACGAAGTTGAGGAAAACTTAGTAATAATTGTTGCCATCTATTTCACCACTTAACTTTATGTGACCAGTACCGCGCACTTAATTTAGACGGGTTAGAGTCTTGTGCATTGTGTCTAGCATAATAAGACTTCCTCCTCGCCTTATCTTTTGCTGTCGTTGGACTCTTGCCAGCACCTTTAACGCCCTGCTGACCAAAGCGAATTGTTTTGATTTCATCACCAACCTTAGCTACAACAACGTGGCTTTTAGTAGGGTGATTAGGAGTCCTCTTAGGTTTGTTAAAACCAGAGACTCCTGCTCTTGCTAATCTTGGGTCTTTCTTTTTCATAATAAAAAGTCAGGGGGCCGAAGCCCCCCAACCTATCCTAACTTATACGTCAGGGACACAAAGGATAAAGCCAGCCTCTGGACGATGTGCTTGAACACCATAAAGGGTGTCAGCAGTGTACAGAGTTGACAAATACTCTTGCTTGTACTGAGTTTGTGAGCGAACGCTCATTTGCTCAGCCAGGACAAGGGCATCCTTGTGAATGAGGTAAGCACCGCGAACATCCGCAGTACCAACAGAGTTGGAAGTTGCGTCTTCAATAAGAGGGCAGTTAGAAGAGACATAGATGTCAATTCCATAAACTGAGCCAATCAGACCAGACTGGACAGTTGCGCCTTCACGGAAGTCAGCAGATACATAACGCTCAGTACCCATGATTGCAGAACGCAGCGCAGGTGGAATAATAAATGCGCGGTCAGTCATAGGAACATCAGCATCATCCATACGCTTAATCAACGCACGGAAGCCAGCATCTGTGAATACGTCTGCTGCTACAACAGTGTCGTCAGTGTAAGCAGTCAGACCATTAGATGCGTCCACAAAGAACGTGTTTGCACCTTCCCATGCAGTACCAGTACAAGTACCAGTAACAGGAACAGTCAGGTCAAAAGTACCACTACCAAAACCAGTACCAGCGCGGAACAGGTCATCATCAACCTGCTTGGCAAGAGCGTAACCAGCATCTTCAGTGTAGAACTGACGAAGTGAGGCAAGAGCCTGTACTTCAACAATGTCTTCAATCAGACGAGAATACTCGTAGTGACGGTTAATGGTAACAGTAGTTTCACTTTCCAAGTTAGCCTGCATAGTTACAGCAACAGCTTCTGCCTTAGCATTAGCGGAGCCGCGAGTAGGCTTAGGAAGGTGGATAACATCACCCTTGTTGCCAGACATTGTCATTGTCTTAACAAGAGGAGCCATCTTCAGAGATTTTTGATATGCAGCAATAACTTCATCAGACCATATTTCAGGTACAAAAGTTCCCGCTGCGGTTTTGTCTACAGTTGCGTTTGCAGTAAAAAACGCACCAGAAGTTTCACCAGCCATGTTTAATTTCCTTTATCTTACGCGCTTCTCTGCATACGCCCGACGAATTTCGGGTTCCATGCTTTGATAACGCCTTGGGTCAGTCTTCATAAGTTCAATAATATCTGCCCTTCGATAAATCTTTTTGGATGGGGTTTCAGAACTACCTTTAGCCCCACCAGTAGAAGCCTTCTTAACAGCATCCTTTCTAGCATCTTTCTCGTCTTGAACAGCAGTTTGTGACATCTGCTTAATCTGTTTCCATTGAGAAAACAAATTGTCAGCAGCTTTACTGTCATACTGTTGGTCAGCACGAGTTAGAAGCTCAATGCGAATATCATCACTCTTTACCCAGTTAATAAAATCTGAGCTTTGAATAATCTCTTGCGCGTCTGGATGTTTGTTAATTAACTCCTGCTTAGCTTGGTCTTGTCTAATCCGTAGAGTATTTTCTTGAGCCTCCCTAATAGCAGGGTGGTTCGCAATCTTACTTTCTACAGCTTTGTCAGGGTCAGCAAAAAAATCTATCTCTTCAGCAGGTTCAGGTGCTTTTGTTTCCGACTGTTTAAGAATGAAGTTATCTACTACCTTTCGTAATTCTCCAACTTCAGCGCCTTGACTTCCCAATCGGCTTTCAGCTTCTTGGTGCATCTTAGCTACTTCAGCTATCGTCTTACCTTGGTACATTGGTGCAAGTTCTGCTTCCCCTTCCGAAGTGGTTACTTCTTCTTGGACAGGTTCTTCCACGCTATTTACTTCATCTACCTCTACTGGGTCAATTAGTGTTGCCATTATTAAACTCCGTTAAGACCGACTATAGCTACCCTTCTGGACTATTGTTCGGCTGCCTTACGTTCTAATGCCATCTTCTGCTCTCTGGAACGAACCCACTTGTCTGTTGCACCTGGAAAATGTCCAGAAGCGGGGTCGAGACTACACCTGACAGCAGGGATGACTCGCGTTGCTACCTCACCACATTGAGGACAATCAATCTGTGTAGTTTCACGTGAAACAAGCTTTTCATTTACATGAGCATACTTGCACACAAAATCAAACAGAATCATTGCTATCCTCTATATAATGTTCAACGGTAGACTCCATATTAAGCATGAAGGCAAGGATATTTAATTGTCCTTTACGGAAATGTAAGTCCTCGTTGTCCTTCGTTACTTCTACAGAATTTATTTGGATGGCATTATTTCTAAGCTCATCCATCAATACTTTCCAGCCCTCTGTACGAAACGTATCTTTAAGAGCTTGGTAATGCTTTTCTTCCTCTCTTTCCACCCTTTGGCTCCTTATTAGCTTCCTCTAGCTTTTGGATTCTTTCTTCTAAACCTTTAACGATTCCATTAATTTGATTTAGAATGTTTTGCATTTCTGTGTTAGTAATCATTGCGTCAAAGTCTTAGCTGTTTCCAGGTTAAGCCTTCTTTCCTCCAGTAGTTTGTCAGTTACTTTCATTCGCCTTTCAAACTCTTTGTCATCCTCATTGCCAGCCTTTAAGTTAGTGGCAATAGCCTTAATCCTGTCGTTCTCAAGTTCAACAGGAATAGCTTTAGTCTCTTGAGCAATCTTCTGCGCCCTAGCTGTAGATTCAGCCGCCTGCCCGTTAAGGGCGTTAGTCTGAGACTGCTGGAACTGTAGCTGTACTTGTTGTGCTATTTGAGCTGCTTCCTGTGCTTCAGGATTAGGCTGTGAGGCTTGTTGGATAACCTGAATCAATTGCTCCCTATTGGAGATGTTCATGTTATCTATAATAGATTGTATTAAAACTGGGTACAGAGGAGAGTCTGAACCCATAGTTTGTAACAGTTGTACTAATTGAGTTACTTCGTATTCTCTGGCAATAATCCCCAGAGAGGATACGACTTCAAACTTGTAATCGTTAACAGGGTAGATTTCAGGCTCAAACTGCATGTACCTGTGGGCTACTTTTGTTACGAATGGTATCAGAAAAGACTCTTGGAAGTTAATAAGAGTCCTTTTGTGCCTCTTAATAATCGCCCCAAGGGACATAGAAATCCCCGCAGCGGTAGCTTCACCGTTAATAGAGCCAGGTATTCCAGCAGAATCTATAGCTCCGGTAGCTGTTTGTACCATCTTCTGGAGTTGGTCAGCTTGAGTGAAGGTAATTTGAGAGACTTGTCCGAAGTTAAACGGCTGTAATACTTCTCTGGGGTCGCCGTTAGTTAATAATATCTTACCAGGACGGACTTCTGGTCTTGCACCCCTTGGTAGACGGGTGGCATCCATAGCCATCATAGGGTGTACAGTTAATGCTAGGGCGTCTATTCTGGCCCTCAATTCAGCATCTAGTGCCTTTTGTGAGTTATATCCTTTCTCACATACACCCCTACCCCAGAATCTTCCCGGAACTATATCCCAAGGGAAGGCTACGACAGGTCTATCGCCCATCATGTAGGGGTTTCGTTCTACTTTAAGTAGGGTTCCACCGTTAGCAATAACAATAATACATTCAATGTAATGACCGTCTTCCTCTTCAATCTCAAAGTCTTCTTCATCTTCTACGAGATATTTAGGGACTAGACCATAGTATTTAGTAAGACGAACCTTATTATCAGGTTGGTCAATTAACTCAGGGTCAGGGTCAAGGTCGGTATCGTTATAAGCTAGGGTGATGTCAACGTCCTTGTAAACACCACTTTCTTGTAGGAGTTCTACTTGGTGATACGGGACAAATTCATCAACAGCAACACCAATAGCCTCCTCAATAGAAGTTGCTACGGGGTCAATCAAGAAGTTTTGTGGAAGGATTGGACGGAGCTTACAGACTGTTCTGTCTGCTATGTTTACTCCTACTGCCTGCATCTGCCCTTCCATTATTGGTTGGGAAGCTGGCTTCATTTCTTTTTCTTCTTGCAGCACTATTTCTGCAACGCCAGTCCCATAGACGGCGGCGTTTATCAGACATTCAGCAACACCCTTTCTTGCTTTGTTTTGCTGAAAATCTCTATAAAGTTGTTCTCTAAGGAATACAACATCTTGAGGTTCACCATCCCTCAAATCATCCTTAATGTCAAAGAATCTTCCTCTTCCAAATGTAGCTTCTTCAATTTCAGCTACTGAGGACTCAACAGCCTGTTGTAAGGCTGGGGATATAATCTGGCTTCTTTCTGAGTCACGGGTCTTATCTTCTGCGGAAAACTGTCCTCTCCACAGACGATTATACTCTTCAAACTTATCTTGGTAGTTATTATCAAAGTGGTCACGCCATGAGTTACACTGTTCCATAACCCAGTCTTCAACGCTTTGTAGAATTCCAAACTCTTCTTTATCAAGCATATTAGTAACCAGCTACCATATCGACCACATCAAAGTGGTCTTCTTCAAAGTCGTATGAGTAGGAGACGTTAGCCAGTTGGTCTATGTAGGCCAGGGCGTCCACCATGTCATCATGTGTTAGGGCATCAGGGAATTGAAATAGTTCATCCATGAATTGAACATTCCATTCACCTTTGTTAAGGTTAATCAGGCCGTTCTCAAATCTTCCTTGTAACGCCCACATAACCCTATCTGTTTTCTTCTTGTTTCCGTGGGTTAGTTCTTCAACCCTAAAGAAACGAGAATACTTCTTCATCAAGTCAGTTAATGGAGACATTACAGCTTGACGGGCTATACCCTTCTCTATACCCACAGAGATAGGTTGATAGTCCCTAACAGCTTGAAATATCTTCTGGGCAGTCTGGTCTAAAGACCACCTACCCGTAATTATATCCTTAACCCACCACCCTTGGCTACCCACCTTTACCACGGCGATAGAAGTGTTGTCAAGATTTTTAGTTTTGTTTTTCTTCCCAACCTCCTCAAAGCCAGCTAAGTCAATGGCTATGTAGTAATCACCATCAGGCTCCTCCTCTGAGAATCTAACCCAAGACTCCTTAAACATCTCGGAGCCACGGGCCTCAAAGGATGCCATGAACTCCTGCCTAAAGGCGTAGGAGGACATAGATATCTTAGCTTGGTCAATCTCATTCTTTTCTAAGAGATTGTTGTCGTAGCTAGTGTAATGCCATGCTTTGAAGTTGGGGTCGCCACCTAACTCGGCTTGTTTGTAGAGGTCATAAAAATGGTTTCTACCCATTGGTGTCCCAATGAACAAAGCACTTGCCTTCAAGTCTGACAGAGCTGGGCGTAAAATCAACTCCCATACGTCAGGCTTCATGTCTGCGTATTCATCTAATACTAAATAGGCTAGGGAGACACCCCGCATAGTCTCTGGCCTGTCAGCTCCTTTTAATGAAATGGTAATCTCGTTAATTAGCTTAATTTGTAAGTTGTTAACGTGGGAGCCTTGAACCATGTCTCCTCCTAACTCTAAGAGGAGGTTCCACATAATATCTCTAGCTTGGCCTTGGGTAGGGGCTACAT